TTATAGTTTATTTAAAATGTCTTTATTACGTTCACGCATAGTATCTGTAACGTGTGTGTATATATCAAGTGTTGTTGCTACATTCTTATGTCCTAGACGTTCTTGTACATATTTAACATCAGCTCCATTAGCGAGCAGAACAGAAGCGTGAGTGTGTCTTAATGAGTGAAAATCAAGTTCACTAAAACCAAGTTTATTATGAATAACTCTAAAGCAGTGCATCATAGCACGAGGCTGGATCCACGAACCATCATCCCTGACCTGAACCAGATGTAACACTTCACAGCTATTGCCGGGATCATATGTAATGAATTTAGAACCATCATTAAGTGTTTCACAGTAAATATTATTGTAGTATTCATTATAATATTGTTCACAGTCTTTCTGATGTTCATACATTTTCTTTAATTCTGAAAGAGTTGTATTATCAAGTTCTATTGTTCTAAAAGAGTCATATTTAGGATTTTCAAGAAACCACTTATTATTATGTATCTGTACCTGTCGATTAATGTTCAATGTTCCATTATCAAAGTCTATATCCTCCCACATAAGACCAAATACTTCCCCAAGACGTAAACCACATTTATATGCAAGTAACAGCGGAATATGGTATATATGTCCAAAGGGAAATGTTTTAAATACAGTGTTAAGCTGCTCATCCGTCCATACAACTCTTGTTTTTTTATTAGTTATTACCTCGGATTTAGCTCTTGGAAGTGGAAGAGAGATAGCAGCGGCAGGGTCATCATTAATAAATCTAGCTGTAGTTTTAGCGTAGGCAAAGGACTTAGTTAGAATACCTTTAATATTGCCGAGGGAATTTCTTGACATTCCTGTGTTGAACAGATTATTAATAAGTTCCTGAAGAATGTGTGCTTCTATATCCTTAAGATAATAAGAGCCAATAGCTGGCTTTATATAGAGTTCTATTCTTTTTTTATAACTAGATACTGTATTAGCCTTCAGATTGATTTTGCAATAATTATCAATCCAGTAATTCATATAATCGGATACGGATATGTTAGAGGGTACGAAGTTCTTTCCAGTCTGTTTATACTGTGTAAATGCAACCATACCAGCCTCATAAGCTTCAGACTGGTTTTTAAAGCCACTTTTAGTTATCCATTTCCTTTTACCATCGATAGCGGCGGCTTCAAATCGGTAAGCCCATAGATTACCACGTTTATATGTAAGTACTTTAGATATTTTCTTTTTCATATTAAATCATCCTTTCTGTAAAACATATGTAAGTTGCACCGGTGCAACTTAAAAAATGGGTACAAAAATAACACCTACTTGCATAAGCGGTGTTAGAAATGATATAATATGGCTTGTCTAAGGCGGTATTATATCATAAGCATTGCTTATGTAAGTATCGTGGTAAAAGCTCTTGTGTTGGTAGCACAGGGGCTTTTATTTATTTTAAAACCATAACGGCATTATCACCGAGATGGTATAAAAAGACTCTGGGCTCGAAGGACACCAGAGTACGTTCAAGAGTAGTGTATCTTGAATGTATATTAGTGTCAATAGTCATTCCCACATCTCCAACACATAAAATGTTGGTTCAAAGCTGATAATTATTCGTCTTCATCATCATCATCAAGAGAGTATGAGTTAGTATAGTTAGAATCAGAAGAAAGAGATTGACGATATTCGCCAGCTACCATTGTTTTGTTAAATTCTGCCGTTGGTTCTATTTCATCAACTATCTTTTCAAGCTCATCTATAGATATCTTGAAAAATTCCTTACGCATATTAACTTTATTTACACGTCTATCATTAAGTATTTCGTGCATCTTATTTTCAAGAGCTACAGCATCTTTAGAGAATATGAAGCTATGTACATCAAATTTAAAAGGAACGCTGGCGTTTCCGAGCTCATTAATTCTGTCTTGAGGTTCAAGCCTACGTGTCATACCTACTTTAAATACATCTTCACCAAAAGCTCCTAAGTTACTTATTATATAAACAGTACCGGCTTTACCATTTTGTAAGTTAGTTATTTCATCCTTTTTAATAATTACTTCACCTAATTGAGATTGAAGTTCAAGGATTCTTGCCTTGAGTTTATCAATTTCTGATTCATCAGTAGTATTTAACATAGTATCTTGCAACTTACTAATTTCAGTATTGAACTTTTCTTCTTCCTGTTGAATATGTTTCTTTTCACGTTCAAGAGCTTTACGTTCTTCAGCTTCCTGTCGCATTTGTTCTTTAAGAGCCATCTGTTCTTGCTTAGCTTGCTCACGTTTAACATAGTAATTATATTCAATTTTAACAGCATTAATAAAGAGATATTCTAATTCGCCTATGAACTTTGTAAGAGTACCAGCAATAGTCTGATTGCCTTCGCCAGCAATCTTAAGGTATTTTGCAGAAATATCTTTTACATGTTCGATTGCAGTATCTAGCTTTTCATATTTTAGTGCATATAATACATTCTGTAATTCAGCTCTTAATGCTATTACCATTAGGTTGTAGATAGCTTTATTAGCTTTGGTTGTATATCTGGCAGAATATTGCTTTAAAAGATTGTCTATAAGCTTTTCATTATCTTTATAAGCTTTTCGCAGACTCTTTATGTCCATACAATGTAATTTAAGAATTACTGAAGGAGCAATTTCTTCGGCATCTTTTAAATCACTTGTGCTTAATATGCAACTATTATAAGGGATTTCTAAATTTATGAAGTTATCAAATGCATAAGCAAAACTTTTATACAATTCTTTGGAACGTGATATTTTACGCTGCTGGGTTGCAAGAGATTTTTTTAGTTTATCATCCTGTTGTTGCAATTCATTAATTTCAGTTCTCAATTTATCAATTAATACATTATTACTCTGTATTTCTTCATTGAGAGAATCAAGGTTAGCTTTTGCTTCGCTTTCAGCAGAAGCAATCTTTGTGGATGATTCCTGTTCTATTTGTTCAATCTTTTTCTTTGTTTCTATATATTCAGTAACACCTAGCTCATCACATGTTTGTTTCATTTCAGAATATTCCTGCGATAGTTGATTGTTCTGATTGAATGTTTGTGTAAATAGTTCTTTTTGTTTCTTATCATTTACAGCTTTTATGATAAGAAGAATAATGCCGATTATAGGCGGAATAATAAGAAACCAGCATGCACATAAAAGTGCAATAAACCAAGTGCTTAAGTACCATTTGCTTTTAGTGTTCATAATTGTTAGCCTCCTATTATAATAATTTCCAACTGTATCCACAATTTAAGCATTTAACTACACCTTGTTTGCTTGAAAGTCCGCCTATAATTGCTCCAGTACTTCCAAATGCAGCACCTCCAAGAAGAGCTCTTCCCAAACTTAATTTTTTAGTGGAATAGTTTATGCTGGTACTTCCACATTTAGGACAACAAGCTATTCCATTAGCTTTGTTTTCTTTTACTTTTTCTTTAATCTGTCCTTTTTTGGTAATTGATGGATTCTTTGTATTCCAAATAGGAGTGCCATTTTTGGGATGTGGCACATTTCCTATAATTGTATTTATTTTTTCAGTATCATTTTTATCTACAATATAAAATCCGGTATCCTTTTTTCCACAATAAGGGCATTTTTCAGCTTTTACTAGTAACTTATCACCGCAATTATTACAGATTTTTATTTTATTAGATAAATCATTACCATTGGAATCTGTAATTATATTTTTTTCTAAGAATTGATGTACATCTTTTATATCAGAATTAACACCGGTATATAATAGTCCATCATATATTTTTTTGAGTTTTTTATCTGATGCAGACAAAACCCAGAAATTATCATCAATAAATTCTATTACAATGTAAGGATTTGCTAAAAATACATTAGTAATTTCCTCGCTTTTATATAAAGATTTTGTATTACCTGTAACGTCGAGGAGTAATCCTGCGTTATATAGTCCAATACTACAATAGGTTTTTTCAGCAGACGATGTTCCATTTATATATTTTGCAGTAGTAAGAAATGTAAAACTTGAAAACCCTCCTTCTTTTTTTATATTTTTGAATTGTTCCTTAGATATATCCATATTAAATATCCCTCTCTTCTCTATGTGCAAATATTTCAACTACCTGAACATCTTTGTCTGGCTTGTCGTAATCGCCATTTTCAATATGCTTCATCTCGTGATGATAAGCCAACATCAATTGTTCCATTGAGTGTCTGGCATTTAAGACTATGGTATAGGTATCATCATCACAGCAAACAGTATATGCCTTAATTGTAGTAGGCATATCTACATATAAAATATTAGTATCCAATTTCTCACCCTCTTATCTTTAATCATTTTTGTTAGACATTCGGTCAATCATCTCCTTTACAAACTGAATATCTTCTTTCTTTACCTTGCGTGATGCATCAAATAATACTTTATAGTCAGGGTTCTCATATAAGAACTGAGCCATATCCCTTGCATCATCATTAAGGTAGTAGGTATCGGGAATAACTTCTGTTGTTGGCTTTTTACCAAGAAGAAAATTCATATCTACATTAAAAGTATCTGCTATTAATTCAAGAGTTTCAAAGTTGGGTTCTCTTTCTCCTTTTTCGTACATTCCAATGGCACTTCGGGATATGCCAAGTTTATCTGCCATCTGTTGTTGTGTTAAACCACTTTGTTCTCTTATTCTTTTGAATATATTAGGAAAATCGCCCATCTGTTTCAACTCCTTCTATTTAGTATAGTTTAATAATAACACGTTTTGTGGAAAAATCAAGAAAAATTCCACAAAATGTGTTGACACAATTCGTGACGAGTGATATATTATGGTTAAGCCACAGAACGTGGCACGAAAGGAGTGATAATTTGAATTCTAAAAAAATTGGTAGCCGATTAGTTGAATTACGAGGAAATAAGTCACAATCAGAGGTTGCTAAGGCAGTTGGCATAAGTGACTCGGCATTATCAATGTATGAATGTGGTGAGAGAATACCAAGAGATTCAGTAAAAGTTAGATTAGCTCAATACTATGAAAAGACTGTACAGTCTATTTTTTTTGATTAATAATGCCACATAACGTGACAAGATGTTGAGTGAGTAATATAACAAGGAGGTTAACGAGTGAAATATGTTTCAAAAAGAAAATCTTATAACAAGAGGCTGGATAGCTCCTTGTAAAGCAATCCAGCCATTGGAAAAAATCACAATAATTATTTTCTTATTGCTTGTAGTTGTATGTTTCCACAGTTTTGACAAAGAGTAGCATTGCAAATTATACCCCTATCTGGAAATATTTCGTTAGTTTTAGTGTTCATACTTCCTATAAAAAGAACATCAGCATTATCTGAAATAGGTGCATCATAAACAGAAAAATTTCCACATATAGGACATTTTCTGCCTGATACAGTAAAAACAGGTTCCATATTAAATCTTCTTTCTTAAGTACTCGGCTACGACAATACTATTCCAAGTAAGTAACATACAAGGAGGTGAGAATGATTGAAAAGAAAACATATAAGTACATTATTCGTTGCTATGAACCATTCATAGAAGAGAGAGTAAGAACATTAGTGCAGATGATATCAGTAGTAAGGAAAATGAAGAGATTAGGATTTGAATATGTGATTGTGAAAGTACCATTCAGAGAACGACATCCTAATTTTCCATTATATTTTTCAATAGCTGTGCTAGTGATTGTAATACTTTCTGAATAAAAGGATTAGTGTATACATCATAACTGCTTAACAAGGCAAGTATGGAAATGATTACAGGTATCCAGAAACGAAAAGAACTACGGCGTTTGTAACGTAGATACATATTCCCTTTGTCGCTAATGACGTATTTTTTGAAGTTTTTAGGGGAGTTATCTACAAGACTGAATTTACAAAGAAATTGGTATCTTTGCTTTTTGCGAACAGTTTCCTTATAAACACCTGTGAACTTTATGCGTATTAGTAAAAGATGTTCATATATTGATAGTTCTAATTCGTTGAATGGTGTTGGCATAATGTATCCTCCTGTAAGCATTTTAAATAAAGTATAGGAGCTAGAACAGGATTAAACAAGATATTTATACAAGGAGCAAAAAGATGAATGTAACAGCAGTAGCAATAACAACTATTATCTGTATAACAATATTAGTTTTATGCAGAGATGATAAGAAGAAGTAAGAAAGGAGAAAGCAATGAAGACAGAAGCAGTAAAAAGAACACTGGAGGATATGGTGTATACGGTAGAAGAAGTTGCAGAGATTATGAAAACATCTAAACAGTATGTATACAGCCTTGTTAATGCTCATCAGTTAAGAGTATTAAAGATACCTCACACAAGAATAAGAAAGTCTGAACTTGAGAGGTTTTTTAAGGATAACGAGGGAAAAGATTTATCAAATCCTAATGAACCCAAAGATATTGTAAGTTAGGCAAATGAAAGGAAAATAATTGTGCGTGACATAGGTTTAATAGTTGCATTTAACAAAAGAATTAATGTAGCTATTACAGATAGAAGAATAGAGGATGCTTCTAAGTGGTTATTAAGACTTCACCGATTAGAGTGCAAAGCTGGAGTTTCAATAGGTGATTATCGGTTAAGGAATATATAAAAAGAGCCGCAGTGAGGCAACACTGCAACTCAAGTAAAAAATCTCAACTACAGTGTAGAACATTTAGGAGTAAAAATCAATGTATAAATATATTTGTGAGAGATGTAAGGCAAGATTAGACCCAGGAGAAAAATGTAATTGTGAGGATGAAGAGGCACGTTATCTTCGCAAATTCAAATTAACGAAAACTGGACAATATGAATTTAATTTCAAACAGGAAGAAACCATTAATTTATTAAGAAGATCAGATTAGGAGATTTAAGTATGAATGAGATGATAGTGTCTGTAGAGCAGACTAATGGAATTTTAAATATCAGTAATTATGATGAGATTAAGGCAAATGTACAGGCTTCAATGGAATTATATAAGACAATGGTATTTACAGAGGATACGCTTATTGAAGCAAAAAGCACCGTTGCTACATTGAGAAAGTTAAGCAAATGCCTTGATGATAAGAGAAAAGATGTAAAAAGGAGATATATGCTGCCTTATGAAGAGTTTGAGGACAAGATAAAAGAACTCCAGCAGATTATTGCAGAGCCAATAGAACTTATAGCTCAACAGACTAAGGAATATGAGGATAAGCGTATCGAACAGAAGAAGGAAGAAATTCAAAAGGTATACGATAACTGTATAGAGGGTATGCAGGAATATCTTCCTTTAAGCAGGATTTATTCTAAGACTTGGGAGAACAAGGGAACTTCTATTAAGAAGATTAAAGAAGCTATAGAAACATTAGTTGATAATGCCAAAATGTCAGTTGAAACAATTAAGAATATGCACAGCGATGCTGAACAGAAAGCACTGGATACGTTTAAGAAGACTCTTGATTTGGCAATGTCTATTAATGTAATAACGAAGTACGAAGCTGACAAAGCAGAGATATTAAGAAAAGAGCAGGAGCGAAAGGCGGAGCAGGAACGTAAGGCAGAAGAAGATAAAAGAATACAGGAAAAGGTTAGCAAGGATGATATAAAGCAGAATGTTAAAAGTGCAGATGAAGCCTTTGTTGAAGCTTGCAATAGTGTAGATGATGATATGGTAGCAGCCTTTGTTACAGGATCTAATGAACAGCAGAAGGAATTTATATTGAAGATATATTGTTCTGAAACTGAAAAAGATATGATTTGTGAATATATTGATAATATTGGTGTGATGTATCAGGAGGTATGTAATGGCAGAGAGTAAAAGCATTTACGAAAAGCTTGCAGAGATGAGAGTGGAATTGCAGGCAAAGAAATTAATTAAGACTGGAAAAAATACATACAGCAAATATGAGTATTATGAACTTTCAGATTTCCTTCCATCCTGCAATAGTATTGCGACACAGCATAAGACATTGTTTAAATTTGCAATTAATGAGAACACAGCAAGTCTTACACTTATTAATCTTGAGAATTTAGAGGATGTAATTGAATTCAGTATACCTACCGCTAATGTAAGCATTCAGGGAGCTACTGCAATGCAGAATATTGGTGCGGTAACAACATATGCCAGAAGATACCTCTATATGATAGCGATGGAGATAAGCGAGGATGATAACCTTGATACAGCAGATACTGCGGAAAAGGTTACAAAGGAACAGCAACAGCGGAAAGAAGAAGCTGAACGTAAAGCTCAGGAAGCAAAAGAAGCTGAAATAAAAGCTATGAAGATAACCAAGCCTAAGATAATGACAATTGAACAGGAGATTAAAAGAACAGGGGTATCCAGCAAAGTGATATGTGAGCGTTTCAGAGTTAATAGTCTTGAAGAAATTACAGAAGAAATGTTCCCTAAAGTAATGCAGGCTTTAAGGGCAACAGCTTCAAAGCCGGTTATTGAAGAATGAAATGCACAGGAAGATATAAAGATGTATCAATAGATTTTCAGACAATGAAACAGATACTTATGTTAGAAGTAAATGATAATGTGGCTGGACAGTTTATTGAGCTTAAAGAAAAGGAAAAGCTGGATATAGAAATTAAGCCCCACAGGGAAAGGCGAAGTCTTGATGCCAATGCCTATTTTCACGTTCTTGTAGGCAAGATAGCTGATAAGCAGAGGTTATCTAAAGCCAAGGTTAAGAATATGCTTCTGGGACAATATGGACAGCCTATGGAAGTTGATGCCGGTGTTGTGGCAGTAATAAAAACCAATATACCAATAAATACAGCATATGAAATGGAAGAACCACATTTAAGATACATCAAATATGAAGTTGAAAATGGATTTGAAGTATATTTCTACAAAATCATAAGAGGCAGTCATACATACAATTCTTATGAAATGTCTGTATTAATTGATGGTACTGTGGCAGAAGCAAAAGATTTGGGAATAGACACAATATCTCCTGTAGAGCTGGCACAGCTCAAAGAAAGGTGGAATATATGAGTAAGAAACTTAAAAGTGTATTCACTGATAATATGGATGAATGTATATTCACAGGTTCAATTACAGTAGAACGGCATCATATATTCGGAGGATCTAACAGGAAGAAAAGTGAGAAGTATGGATTTGTAGTTCCACTTCGTCCAGATTTACACCCTAATGGAGTATATGCCGGACAATATGCCAATGTCATAGACTTAAGGCTTAAGAAGATGGCACAGAAGTATTATGAAGAGAATTATGGTACAAGAGAATATTTTATACAGGAGTTTGGAAGAAATTATCTGTGACATATAATATCACACAATCTACGTTGTCACAGAAATACATATAAGCCCTGTGGTGCATACTTCCACAGGGCGGAAAGGAGCTGAATGCTCTATACATTTACTATTAAAGGTACATTGCCAGGTCTTAATGAATATTTAAAGGCGGAAAGAAGCTTTCATAACAGGCATAGCAATGGAAATGATATGAAACAACAGTATCAGGTGATTATATCTAACGCTATAAGGCTTGAATTAAAGCGTACACATATAAATAGTCCTATAAGACTTAAATATATGTTCTATGAGCCAAATAGAAAACGAGACCTTGATAATATAGCAGGAGTTGCACATAAGTTCATACAGGATGCACTTGTTAAATGCAAGGTTATAGATAATGACGGCTGGAATAACATAGTAGGCTTTGAAGATCATTTCTTCATAGATAAACATAACCCACGAATAGAAGTGGTCCTGGAAGAGGTGAAGCCGTGATGACAGAACAGCGTATCGACTACATAAAACAGCTGAACGGGTTTGAAAGGTGGCTCGAAAGTCATTACTTGCCGAGTGCTGCGCAATTATTGTACTACAAGTTATTAAGTATTAATAATATGGCAGGGTGGTGCGAGTGGATACAAGTAGATAACCAGCGAGTAATGTCTCGTTGTCAGATGTCAAGAGAGGCTACGTTAGTCGAAAACAGGAATAAATTAATAGATGCTGGACTTATAGAATTCCAGAGAGGGAAAAAAGGAAGTCCTAATAAATATAAGATTTGTACTTTCAAATCCGTAGTAAAAAGCGTAGGAGAAACCGAAGCAGAAAGCGTAGTACAAACCGAAGGGAAAAGCGTAGGAGAAACCGTAGCCATATATAAACATAAACGAAAACTAAATAATATAGCGCCTGCGCGCGTGAACAACAAATTTAATAATTTTAACCAAAGACCAAAACATTCAGACGAGTTCTACAACTCTGTTCTGGACAACTAACGAAAGGAGCTATAGAGATGATGGATTTAGAAGCTGTAAATCAGTTTAGTAAATCGCTTACGGAAGAAACTAACAGACTTATCAAAATCAGAGCCTTAGCCACAGATATAAGTGCTAAAGCACTGTACAAGGCAGAATTTGAACCTGATGGTTCAGCGGCTCATTATGAGGCATTTGAGAATATACCAGTGCTTAATGATATAGCTGAGGAAACTGCACAGTTTATCAAGGACCGATTAGATAAATATCTTGAAGATAAAAGCGCAAAACTTGAAGATTGTGTTGCAGCTATGATGGCAGAATTTGGACTTGCACAGGGTAATGATTTGGGAAAAGTAACAGCTGGTTTAAATGGGCCAGGCAATAGCTTAAATAATTCCAAGCAGGCAAAGAACCAGCAGGAAGATAAGAAAGTCTGTGCAACAGGAAAGGCGAATACTCCCAGTTAAAAGAGGTATCTGCTGTGATAAGTGCGGAAAGGCTATTGATACGCAAAAATACAGTTTAGAGGAATATGTGTATAAGCGCATTGTCCGTGGAAAGATGAAATATTATTGCAGTTACAATCATATGCGTGTTGCACAGCTTGAAGATGAAGCACAGAAGCAGGCGAAGAAGTCAGCACAGAGGAAAGAAGGGAATAAGTAATGGCTAAGTTAAGCAAAGAGGAGCAGGCACGAAGAGAAGGTATGTCATATGCCCTGAGAGTTGCCAGGGAAAAGGGTATAGATGGACTTGAAGAGGAGCTTAAGTTCAGACAAGCGTATGATGTACCACTTAAGATATCTCAGACAGAGCTTGAGCATTTTGCAGAAACAATTAAACAGACAATAATGGACACAGTACTTCTGATGAGCTCATACGTCCTTAGGGATAATTTTGGATTTGGAACTAAGCGTATGAACAGATTTATCTGGAAATTCAACGAATATACAGAAAGTCTTGTTGGTGGATATGTGAAGTGGAAGGATATAGCAGAAGCTATGGCAGCAGAAACCGGTATTGAATTCCATATAAGGTCTGATGATGAAGAATTGAGGTGCTGATATGACAGATGTATATGAATGTGAAGGTCAGATGAGCATATATGAGTTCCTGGATAAAGAACCGGAGGAGAGAAAGTGGAATCGAATCCCGGATACATTTCCTAAGGAGCTGGGATACCGATATGACCTGCAGATGAAGCTTGTTTACGCAGATGGTACAGAACTAATCACAGCAGCGACATACAACAGGTTGTGTTTCATAATTCCAGGAGCAAGGAAGGATGAAACACCTGTGAAAAAATATTGGAGGTATAAGGAGAATGGAACTACAGATATTTAACAATAGTGAATTCGGACAGATAAGGTCACTTGTACTGGATGATGAAGTGTGGTTTATCGGAAAAGATATCACAATGGCACTAGGATATTCCAACGATCGCAAGGCATTACAGGATAATGTTGATGTAGAAGACAGGCGGTTAATTCAAAAGTCACTTTGTGGAACATTAGAAATTCCTAACAGGGGAGTGACAGCAATCAACGAGAGCGGACTATATTCACTTGTACTAAGAAGCAAGCTGCCTAATGCTAAGAAGTTTAAGAAGTGGGTTACATCAGAGGTACTTCCAAGCATACGAAAGACAGGAAGTTATCAGAAGCCGCTTTCAACACAGGAAATGATGAGAATACAGTTAGGTATGATAGATGATGTCTCTGACAGAGTTACAAATTTAGAGAACACAATGAACATAGATTATGGACAGCAGCACAGCTTAGGTGAGCTTATATCATCAAGGGTTATAGAGCTGGTAGGTGGAAAGAAGTCAAATGCTTATAAGGAGATAGGCAGGAAGGTGTTCTCAGAAATCAATCACGATTATAAGGATTACTTCAATGTCAACGCAAGAGGCAATACACCAAGGCTTAAATACGAGGAAGCTGTGGAGTATGTAAAGAACTGGATACCAAGCACAAATACAATGATGCTGATTAAGGATTGTAATGCGCAGGTGACTATGCCGGAAGATTGGAGGTAAAGGAAAGGCATATTACAAAGGCAATCATATATGGCAGCAGTTAACTAATAATGGCTGGGATTTTAATTGGTGGAGAGAGACGAAAGGAAGGTAATTATATTGAAAGAAGTTAAACATTACATATGTGAGATATGTGGAACAGAATACAATGATAAAATCAAAGCACAGCATTGTGAAAAAGGACATTGTAAGCCATTGGAAATAATAAAGGAACGTTATTTAAGTGTAGGTAATAACGCTAAGGGGTATCCATTAGAAATAACAGTAAAGATGGCGGATGGCACAGAACAGAAATATAAGAGATAGGCAGGTGTAGCGAGTGGAAGAACAGTACAATATCAAAGAAATATTGATACAGTATGAAGACTTGGTAAAGGAGAGAGAATCATTAAAAGAATCTATATCTCAGATAGAGAAAAGGATAAGTAAGATGGAGCAGGAAGGATATACTGTAATAGATAGTGTATCAGGCGGAAATGGAGGCAAGCAGCATTTCAAGATAGAAGGTTTCCCATATTCGGAATATGATAATCAGATGGCATTATTGATGTTAAGAAAGTCGCAGCAGGAAGATGTTCTTGAAAAGATAGAACAGCAGATAGCACTTGCAGAGCATTACATATACCAGATAAAGAGCAGCACTATGAGGAGGATGATTACGTACAGATACATTAACAAATATTCCTGGATAAAAGTTGCACACAGTATGGGAAAGCATTATACTGCAGATGGATGCAGGATGGCAGTTGAAAGATTTTTGAAAGAAAAATAAAAGTCTGTTCGTTTTGTTCGTTCTGTTCGTTTTATATGTGGTAATATTTATCGTGGAACAGATGCAGAATGCACTGAGCCACGGACATATATCAGTCTGAAATTCAATAATATCCCCTGCGGATGCCAGCTCTCACCGGCATCCATTACTCCTAAATTGATAATTATCCCCTCTTAAGACACTGACGAAAGTTGGTGTCTTATTTTGTTGAAATAAATATATAAATGTATTATTATATGTTTATTATAATTGGGGGTAATGATATGAATAAAAATATAATTTCTTTTTTAAATATGAAAGGCGGAGTGTGTAAAACTACTTTGTGCAAAGAAATTGCGTTATATTTATCTAATAATATGAATAAAAAGGTATTAGTGATAGATATAGATCCTCAGGCAAATTGCACACAATCTTTTTTTGAGCATTTCAAAGTGATACAAATAAAAGATGATGAAATAATTACAGATATTAATTTATTACCAACAATTCAAAATTTGTATAGAACTTCTGGCTCAATGTTAGAAGGTGCAAATATAGAAAAAATTGTATATAAATTAACAGATAATTTGCATTTGATTCCGGGAGAATTAAATGTTTACTTTATGGATAGAGAAATAGGCTCAGGGGCAGCAGAGCATATATTGTGTAATTTTGTAGAAGACAGTGATTTTAGGAACAAGTATGATTATATATTTATAGATTGTCCTCCAACATATTCATTTTATACAATAACAGCTTTACTAACGAGTGATTTTTATTTAGTTCCTGTTGTTCCAGATGCATATTCTATGTTGGGAGTAAGCATGCTGGATAGTGTTGTTGATAGATTAAAGTCAACATATAGAAGAGATTTTGATAGTCATTCATTGGACTGTTTGGGAATAATATTTACAAAAATAGATTCAAATCCGTCACAAGGAATAAAAAGAAATATGAAAAATATTTCAAAAGCATTTAATAATACAAAGATATTTAATACTGTATTTCCGAATTCTCCCAAATTAATTACTTCAGATATGTCAAAGTTTATTTCTGATAGACAAGATACAAATTTAATAACATCTTTAGAAGATATTTGCATAGAATTTGATAAGGAGGTTACTATTAGAAATGAAGAATAAGATATATAAAAAAATAATGATAACTCAGGGAATAAAAGATATTGATCAATTCAAGATGGAAATGTATTCTATTTTAACAAGTATTGTATATGATAGAGAGATATATAAACATAATAAGGAATTAGAAGAATTATTTTTAAAATTAAATATTCCATGTAAGCCGTATTTGTTAAAAAGCAGAAATCAATCAATTATAAAATTTTTAAGTGTAATACATAAATCAACATATGAAGAGTTAGTTGAACAATTACAGATATTAAAAAAAGTGATGATAGAAAGTATGGAAGAAGATAATAAAGTAGAAACAACTGAAAAAACTAAAGAAAGTGATTATGACATATTGGTGAAGAAATATGGAAAAAAATAGTCAGTTGAGCGAATACGAAGAATTTTTAAAAAAAGTATTTCCTGATTGTCGATATAATAAAGAGTATGATTTGCTATATAAAAGAGTATGTAGTTTTAATATTTTTATAGAGATATTAAAAAAGTATATAAATGATGAAAAAGTAGAATTTTTTATTTCTAAAATAACATATGGATATAATATGTTATTAATGTATGTACCATTAAATGATAGTTTGGGAATAACAGCATGTATGAGATATATTACT